TAATCTTTTATTGAAGTCTTTATCTGATCAAAATCTAGATTTGTAAATTTAGTAAAAGGCATTTTATCTTGTTGCCTCTAATATGAAATTAAATTGCTGAATGGGAAAATCTTGTCCAATGATTTCATAATTTACTGTTACATCAAAAGAATTTAGATCTGGTTGTGGATCTGTGGATACTCTAACGTTAGTAACTCTTGGTTCAAAATTTTTGATCGTAGTTTTAATCTGATCAGAAATTATTGAAGAGGTACCAGCATCAACAAATCCAAATAAACTAGATCTAACATCTGATCCTAAAATTGAATTAAAGAATCTTTCAGTTGGTATAGTTTCAACTAAGTTTCTAATTGATCTTCTAATTGCCGCTTCATTTTTAAGAATTGGCAGATCTTTAGTTACAGGATGAGGATCGAAAGATAAACTAATATCTTTAAACGCTCTGGATATCCTTGTAATTTCCATTGGACAAAGATTTTTTTCTATTTATATTTACTTCCAAGAAAAACCATAGTTGACTTCTGTTCCATACTCCCAATCATCATAATCTTCATCATTTCTTATGTTTTTATGTAACTCAGTTTGCTTTTTCAAGTCATGTTTTTTGGGGTCATCATGAAGTATTTCTTGGATAAGTTGTTGTTCTGGTTGAAATAACATGTTTTGCATCCTGTTCTATGAAAAACAGAACTTTTTTATAAGGAGGTTGCTATCTCCTTGTTATCTCTCAACTTCTCTTAGTCTATATTTAGAAGAATTTAGGTATTTTAACAACTCTAGTGCTATCAAACGTGGGTTTCCATCGCCACAAGTGTAAACATCTATTGCAATACTACCATTTTCTGGCCAAGTATGGCAAGAAACGTGACTTTCTGCAAGAGCAATAACAATAGTGCATCCCTGGGGAACAAAACAGTGCTGAAAAATATTCAAAATAGTCATTTTTGCACGTTTTATACCATTTTCCATTGCCTCTTGTAGAGATATTGAATCATTTAAAAGATTAAATTCAACATTATATACCTCCAACAAGAGGTGATTTCCCATAGATTGCTGTTTCAATTGTATAATTAGAAAAAATTTATTTATTTCACGAAAATTCCTCTTCTTCCGTATGTATCATACTCCAAACCGAGAAAATTGATAGACGGACGGACAATATAAAAATCGGGTCTTGGGACAGTGGTACCAATTGGACCACAAGTATATCCCAAAACCCGACTTAATTGTAATTTATTATAAATCCAAAGATCGTTATGATGAATTGCACTCCACTCATCATTAACGTCTAAGTGATACATTTATTTTCCTTGTCCACGATACTTTTTACGTGCTTTGTTACGAGAAGTAGCAGAGTATTTAGTGCCGTCACCGTCTCCTTGACGAGATTTCTTAGGGGGACCCGGAATATAAGAGCTCTTATTCAGACCAACTTTTGCTTTTGCCATAATTATTCTCCAGTAATTTCAGTTTCAAGTTCATCAGGATTCGGAGATCCTGTCTGATAGTATTGTAGCGCAAGATCCTCCATAATGTCAAAGTATTCATCTTCTGTAAGAGAGGAATAAATCTTCCTTCCCTTACATATAATATGGTATCTTTCTTCCGCCATTGAATCAAATAATCCTTGTCTTTTCGTGACCGACTCTGACACGAGGGTCACACCAGATTTCAAATCCTGCTTCTTTTGCATCAAGGCAGAAACTTACATCTTCTCCACACATATCCTGAACTTCTCCTGATTCGAATACTTGCATCTTGGGCGCAAACCAAGGATACTTCATTTCAGAATGCTCAAAGACGCCGTGTTTGATGAGAAGCCATCCAAAACCAGTATAATCTACTGTGAATGGTTTACGACGCTTGGAAATACTCTCCAGCGTTTCGTGATTCATCACACCGCCGTTATTGCGGAAATCATCCTCTTCTAACCAGTGGGCAACCGAGGTCGTCATACCGTCCTCTGTACAGTACCAGCCTGCTGCAATATCTTTATCCATGAGAACTAGTTGGAAAAATTTCTCAGTGTTAAAGATAATATCAGAGTCAATCCATAGTTGCCAATCATAATTTAATTTTCCGTCCCAGGGAATTTGATCGGGCCCCCTAAGAACATTTGCGCCTAAACATTTGCACCGTGCAAAATTAACCATTGATGAATAATCTTGCGAGATTTGGATACTGGCGCCTGCCTGAACCAAGTCAAAGCACAGTTGTACAAAGTTCTTTAGGTAGGTATATGAGACTCCTCTGCCAGGAAGACAAAATACGACCGATTTTCCCCTTACCATTTCTCTTGCCTTATCGTAGTCCCACTCCTGTTCCTGGGTGGCGATCGGCGCTTTTGCTTTTACAGTAAATCCTTTAGCCATACGTTGAATGTTTTAAGTCAATATCATACTTGATTATGTATTCAATGTCAATCTGCAATTTTCCGATATGTCAGATCTTCCTTTCTTACTGGAGTTTCGGTGATGCTCAGAAAGTTTTGAATCATCTTCCAGGTATTATTGAATTCTTCTTGTTGTAGCTTATGATATATTCTTTGCCCCTTCAAGTATATGTCATACTTTTCTTCACTCATCTTCATATTCTGAAAGTATAATTTCGTCGTTGTCTAAAGTTACTTTTATTTCCGTGTCTTCGTACCATGAAAGGTCATTCACCATCCACTCAGGTATTCTAACATAATACTCACCGTTTATTGGATCGACTTGGAGTAATACTTTGGTGTCATCGGGTTTTTTTCTCATAATTTCTACATATTTTTTTATTATATATCATATCGACCTTTTTGAGTCAATTTTATGGGCGGAAATTTTTTTAAGTCTCATTAAATATTTCTCTTGCTTGGGTAACACTTTATAGTTTAGGGGTACCTTTCGATTTTAAAACACGCCCCGCTATAACAAACCGCCGCATAATACGGGCACTGCCAAACACGAACGAAGGCACACAGTAGGCATAAAGAAAGGGAGAGCGATTGCCCTCCCCATAAGTGTCAACGAACGTCGGCAAGTGCGCTGTTCGCTGTAGTCATCCGAGTGCCCCTGCTGCCTGCCGCCCCGCCGTGAGTGCGGACCCTGCTGCTGCCCCCCTTGATACGATCAGTCCAACGGAGGGAGGCGGCGCCGTGCGCAACGGGCAGGCGGGTGATGGTGAACACGGCGCCGTCGATGGTGGTGGTGGTCATAGCGGTGTGGTGGTGAACGATGGAACTCTAGCACGGATCGGGGGCAGGGCACGAACCCCACCCCGCTCACGAATCAATCCAGGTCGGGCGCTGCCACGTCGGAGGCATAGCAGTCGGCATGGCACCCTGCCCACCACCACGCCTCTGCAGGCGTGATCACGCCAGCGTAGCTGTTCTGAGGACCGTCATCAGTCTTGCGCTTGACCCACATGGTCTGGCGGGTTTCCAGGTCAGAGCACTGAGAGAAGATTGCCATCGGATCGGTTGCGGTTGCTTTGGAATTCTACAGGGTCAGGGGGCAGGCGGTCAACCCACCCCCTGCGGATCTCAGGATCGGATCGGCACGTAGGAGACGGTCACCTGAGAGTAGAGGGGTTCATCCTCATGGACGGAATCCTCATCGATCCGCTGCCGCAGGATGGCGGCGTCCGCTTCCGCCTTCTCAGCGGTGGCGTAGAGTCCGAACAGTTCGGGGCGGTCGTAGTAGTCGTTGCCCGTGGCGAACACAGCGTAGACTTCGTTCATCGGTCGGTGGGGTGGTGAACTGAGAGAATTGTAGTCGGTAAGGGGGCAGGCGTCAACCTGCCCCGTAGGGGTCAGTACCCCAACCACACCAGGAACTCCCCAGCATCGACCCCGCCGAAGGCGGCGGTCGTTCCGTAGTCGGTGCGGAAGTCATCCCACAGACCATGGAGTTTGGCAGCGTGTGCCGCTTCAATCCAGTAGATGGTGCCGTTGTCGGGGTTGGTGATCGCAGCGATCTGAGCGGGGAAGCAAGGGTCGATCATCGGGTTCGGGTGTGAACTGCTGGAATTCTACAGGGTCGGGGGCGGATGGTCAACCTGCCCCGTAGGGGTCAGCGCCCGTCGGTGTAGTCTCCGATGATGATGCCCGTTGCGGCGTCACGGACCTGAGCGTAACCGTATTCCTCAGAGAGGTCCAGGCACAGGAGCCAAGCACGGTCGGCGTCGGTGGTAGTGTTCTCCCAGGGGGCGGAGGGGCAGATCACGTTAAGGCGGGTCATCGGGTTGCTTGTGAACTGAGAGAATTGTAGGCGGTCGGGGGGCATCCGTCAAGTGCCCCCCGTGAGCGGATCAGAGATCCGCCAGCATTTCATCCAGGGCGGCGGTGTCGATGGTGCCGTCCATCCAGCGGGCGCCGTCAGGGGTCATCTGTCCCCAGAGCATCTCCAGGCGGGGGATCAGGGCGTCGTAGCGGTCGTAGCGGCGGGCGACGTTGTAGGTTGCCTCAT